CAATACGGCATTGAAGCGTTGCCATTGGACGGCGCCGTCCATGTCAGCAATTTGATTTCTCAGACCCAACCGTCATCGGTGGAAAGGCAAATCCTACACCTTGCCGAACTGGCTGTCGTGCCCATCATCAATAATGACGAACTGCCAGAGGATCAAATCGTCAGCTTCGTCAAAGCGCGCTGCGAAGAGAAATCTATTGCACCGGAGAATTTCTTTTTCGACGCCGGCATGCGGACGTCGCTCGTCAGCGCCTTTTCCCGTAGATGGTCGGCCAACGTCCAATCGATCGACTTTGGCGGACGCCCGTCGGAGCGAAAGGTATCGGCTGACATCGACGTCTTGTGCAAGGATTATTACTCGAAGTTTGTGACTGAACTTTGGTTCAACGTCCGGCACGTCATTGAGGCTGGCCAATTCAGGGGCATGACCGAAGACGTCATGATGGAAGGCTGCGCAAGAGAATGGAAAATCGTTGGCGCGAACAAGATTGAAGTCGAGCCCAAGGCAGACATGAAGTTGAAGACCGGCAGGTCGCCCGACCTTTTCGACGGCTTATGCTGTGGTGTTTACGGCGCAATTCAGCGCGGATTTAAAATCATTCGACTTGGCACCAGGCAACAAAAGGTTCAAGACTCCCGCTGGAAACGTGAACTGAAAGAGCAGCAGGCTAAGCTCTGGAAAAGTAAGCAACTTAATTACGCGGCATAGCGGCAATCTGCCGGTCGCGTTCGATCAACCACCAATCGTCGTATGGATGTTTCTGCCAGCCCTCAAGCCAGGGACCGCCCAGCGTGTAATGCAGAAGCTTCGCACCGTCCAGTCTTCCTTTGTCGACGTTGACGAGCCAATTCCATGCCTTGGGCAGTTCGCCAATTTCATGATCTTCAAGCCAACCGAAGCGATGCAATTCCCGGCCGGGCCAGCTATTCACCATCTTCCATGTGAGCCGCCTATTGGCCGGGTGATCGCAGTTAATGAGCATCACGCTCGACCAATTTTTGCGCAGATAAAAAGTCTGCATCTGCTGATCCATTTTGGTGTCTGGACCTTTTCCCTGTTGATGCTTCACCACCATCACCGCGTACTTTTCGTCGGCCAACGCAAAGAGTTCTTCGATATTGGCCAGGCAAATGATGTCGCTATCGGCAAAGAGTGCCCAGCCTTCAGAATGGATGAGCGGAACAGTGAACCTGGAGATCGCAAATTCAGTGGCCATTGGAGCCGCACTGATCGGACACCACATTTGATTGCCGCGCCGTTCAATCGGTCGGGTGAGTTTAGGCAGCTCCGACAGTTTCAGCGGCGTTATCTGGCACTGATCCTGGGTTGTCCGGCTCAGAATTGAGCGCTTGGCCACTTCGTACGCTTCGATTTCCCGAGGGTCCCAACCAAGATATACGGTTGTTTTCATTTTTTTTAGGAGTTAGAACGCAATGAATGAGCGGCAGCGATTTGGTGATGATCGAATCATTGTTAACCCAGAAATATTTTGAAAGTTGCTTGGCCCACCATTTGGCCCCCTTCTGAATCAAGTGCGTGTTGCGACCGTCAGCCAGCACCTTTCCGGAAGGACCGGTGTGAATCACCAAAAAAGCATACTTCAAAGTGCATCGGCGGAGATCTTCCAGAACGAATTCCAATTTGTCGGGCTCAACATGTTCGAGGACGTCCAGGCAACAAACCAGATCGGCTGGCCGAGGCGATTCTTCTTTGCCGGGAACCGACGGATCGTATTCGGCAATCGGAAACGGCAACGCTTTGGCGAGGTAGCCCTTACCGCAGCCGTAATCCAGAATCGAAACAAACTTCTGACTCTTGGCAATGATCTCCGCCAACTTCAACACCGTCGGCGCATGCTTCCCGCCGCCGACACCGTAGGTCAGGTTGTCGACATGCAACCGGCGATTTAACTCCCGGTATTCGGGTGAGATCAGGTCGGGTTTTGCCAGTCCGATCACGCCGGGATTTTTGAGTTTCTTGCGCTGATAGTTCTTCGCCATCTCCTGAACCAACCCTTCACCATAAAAAGTGGCCTTGACGTCGGGCATCATGTCCAGTTCATGCCAAGTGTTCTTGGCCGCTTCCAGCATCGCCGGTGTGGTGCGGTAATCGATCCCGCTGCCAGCAGGATACTCGAGGACGAAGAATTCTTTGCGTTGGTTGGGGTGCGCCGCTGCATGTTTACCTGTCTTGCCTTCGCAGCCGTCCATCCCAAAAACGTGCATTTCGGTAAAGCCCAAGAACCGCGCCAGCGTCAGCGTTCGCACACCGACCGAGCAACCACCCGTCAACGCCCACTCTTCCCGCGGTAACAGCCGGATGCCTTCGTCGGTGCTGTCGAAGATATGCCAAAGCTTCAGATTGAAGTCGGATAGGTAATCGATCAGCTTCGGGTGGCAGGTCGAGGCGATCAGGTATTCAGTTTCCTTCTGTGGTTGGCCGATCAGTTCGATCTTATGCGCCCGGGGGTCAACGTCGATGTGGAAGGTGGGGATAATCCCTCGCTGCACCAGAAACTTGTGGGCGCCGGAGCAGGTCATCACAAACTTGAAATCGCGGATCTTCTCCCAGGTATCGTTGAGCGATGGCCCGAAGTTCACCAGCGCGATCGGCTCCTTGCGCAATTCGTAGGCCCGCTCAATCCGGCCTTTGCATTTGCTCGTGTTCAGCTTTATTTGTTCATCCCTGAGCCAATTCGGCACGCAATATTGAACTTTCAGCTTTTCGTCGAGGGAGAGTCGTTTGGGGTCCATCTTTTAAACAAGTTTAAAGGCCCGCATCCAAGACCCTGGCTGAATGGCAATACCAAAGGCACCCGTGCTGCAGGCTACGACTGCGCGAAGCGTGCCGGCGACAGTGCTGGCCTGGAGAATGCCTTCCCAAAACATGGTGTTGGTGATCGAGCCGGAGGTCCCGGGGTTGGGCTTCGCCGAATACATGATCGAAGGGGTGGCGCAGATGGCTGAATTTCCACCGAAGTGCGCTACTCCCTGGACAACAGATCCCGCAGCCCCGAGGGCAGCCTGATTGCCGTGCATCTTGAACATCGCCATGACGGGCTGCGATGTGATGGACATGCCGAAGTGAAAAACCGCCGAGGCGCTACCGGCGCCGGATTGCGACCAGACCAGTTGTCCCTGGACCATGTAAGTGCCCGAGCCGCCGATGGAGCAAGATAACCCGCTGACCTTGGTAAAGGTGGCGGTTGCGACCGCCTGGGTGCCCCCGGTGACCACCTTGAATTGTCCGGTGCCAAACTGGCCGGCCATGTTGAGGACGATCGCGGCACTCACTGAGCCGATGTCCGCCTTAATCGCCGCGCTCACCGAACCGATGTCAGCTTTGATAACCGCTGAGACTGACGCGATGTCGGTCTTGATCGCAGCGCTGGTAGAAGAGAGATGCGAGGCGGCATCCGCCATGATCGCAGCACTCACGGAGTTAATGTCAGTTTTTATGGCAGCACTGGTCGAAGCCAAGTGCGAAGCCACGTCGGCGAGAATGGCGGCACTTGCGGAGGCGAGATGCGACGCTGTATCCGCCATAATGGCCGCGCTGGCTGAGGCAAGGTGAGAGGCGGCGTCGGCCATGATCGCCACACTGACTGATCCAATATCAACTTTGATGACTGCCGAGACGGAGGCAATGTCTGCCTTGATGGTGGCACTCGTGGAAGCAATGTGAGAGGCCTCGTCGGTCCGAATGGCTGCGGACACTGAAGCAATGTCGGCTTTGATAACGGCACTGGCCGAGGCAATGTTTGCTGAGATCTCTTGGCTGGTCGCGCTGGCTGCTCCAACGTTCAAAGTAGAAATACGATTGGATAGCGCGTCAGCGACTCCTTGCACGCCTTGAACCGATACATCTCCAACCTGGCGCGCGGAGACGGCACAGATGGCCAAGACTTGCTGGCTGACGGCGTCGATATTTATGGCGTGTACTGAGAGAAAATCGGATAGGGTATCAACAACACTCTGCAATCCTTTGACTGAAACCGCGCCGGTGGCTTGAGCTGAAATATTGTCCAAGAAAGCGTTTATCGACGCGGCCCGGGCATTTACGGAAGTCACCCGCGCATCCACTGAGGCATGTTCGGCACTTGTAACACTGGCCCCACCGCCCCCGACAGAGATCCGATTTGAAAG